AGAGGGAAGTTTGTATGACGGGGTTCTCGATAGGTGGTTTATCTAAGCTAGCTGAATAATGGTCAGCAAGGATCTTTGCTAATTCGTCACGTAGCCCGCGAGCCTCAATGATTGGAATAACAACATCCTTACCCTGCTTACTCTCTAAGATAGAAACCTTATCAATGAACCTCTTCACGTGAATCATAGATTATTTATCACATTTTCTGCTTCAGTCCGTGTTTTGTAAGGGCCCGAGTACTTATATCGTTGAATGAAGATGTACTTGGGACAAAAAATAATCTCATTCTCTCCAGACTGGTCGACTACAAACCATCCCGCTACATAAAAACATTTACTGTTTGGCGTTTTAGTGTATAGATGCACCCTGCGCTTAATATCTAAAATTGAATTATGTACCGGTTCTGTAGTTGGATAATGTGAGAATGGTAGTTCTATCTTTGTTTTATTGGTTTTTAGTGTTTGAAACTCAATACGGGTACTACGTTTTAGTTCAGTAGTGCTAGTGTAATGAGTATTGATCCCGTTTATTTTAAGATCCACCCCAGTACCGTTGGCAATAACATTTCCAACTTTCTTGTCACCGTCAGTGACAACCCAGTATTGATTTTTAATCACCGGTTTTGCAATTAGTGTTTTCATATATTCCATGTTCCTTTAGTATAATCCCAATGTCTATTATCATATATTTTAACAGAAAATACGTAACTTAGCAAGCCTATGGTTATTTCGGGGCCAGCATGATCCCTACCTCGCCAATGAAGATCACATTCAAAATATAATAGATTTTCAGAAAATCGAGTTAGCTCTATCTCCCAACATTTGTTTTTCGTAATAACTCCACTACGGCTAAAGATACTTTTGAAGGTATCTTGAATCCATGGTATGTCAATCACAAACTTACAATGTAGCATGGTCTTTCGTCAATTCACATACCAACCTAAAATGGTCATATGCCTTTCGAACTGCCTCGTTCTGCATTAGCTTTTCGGCTTCGGCGATCATGGCCTGGACACCTGCTTCTACACAGTCTTGGATACATAGCCCGCTCAGGGTGCAAAGATCATCTCCAAACTCTTTAGCAAGTTTATTCCAGGCCTTGCGCTGACCTTCTGTAATGGGAGTTCGCTGTGGTCGTAGTTCGCTTGCTTTACTGATGGCCTTGCAAATAGCATTCTCGGCAACTCGGCCTGCAGCAATCATAGCAGCGTGGTTGGGATTGACATTGTACCTACGACTAATCCCACCAGGATAACACATTACAAGATGGTCACCCTTTGGGAAACTAGCCAGATAGTCACCGTCGTACTCGGCTATAGGGTTGTACCTATTCCCGACTTTTTCATAGTAAATTTTACTCACAGCATATACTTTTTCAAATAGGCAGTGGTCATAGATAGGTCATCGGTATCGATGTTATCATCAATCTCAACCAACAACAATTGAATTAGCTGGTCAGCCATTGCAACCTCATCGCCACTCAGCGTATCTCGCCACTCTAGATAATCATCTTCAGAATCAATCGCCCACATTGTATCAAGCATAGCAACTTGCTTTGGTGTCAATCCAGTAATTACAATTCCATTCTTGTCCATGATATTCTCCCAATGTATTATTTTACGCAACGGTGAGGTTGCCTTTGTATGCAGAATTCAGCCACTTAGCATACGTTTCCGCTTGTTCACTGATTTTAGTAAGTTCATACTTACCACAGAACCGCATAAGATGCACCCCAACCTGAGGTGTAATAGTTCTGCGGACATTGTCGGCGATTGACTTATCAACTGATTCCTTGATTGAATCAGGCTGGGCAGTTAGATCGATTAGGGTACGATTACGTTCATAATCGTCACGTACTCGGTGTTCTTCGCCATTATGGTCTACCCATCGTTGTAGCATTATGTTATTCCAATTAAAGCCCTGTTTATTCCTATCGGCATAGGCTTCAATCAATCCAACCTTATTTTTACTGCCCTTTGTGCGGACTCCCGGATAAGCACTGAATACATTGTCAGTCGCATCTCCGCGCATACATTTTTCAAATAAATGAAACGCTGGTTCACCCAACAGTTTTGGCTCTTTAGTTTTCTTATCTTTGACAATGCGTCCCTTGTCATCAAAATAACCATCAAGTTTAATCAATTGGCCTGAAACACCATTGTATTGCTGTACATTTTCACTGATCAACTGTACATAATCCGTGTCACTTGAAATAATGTAATGATTGTCATCTGGATGCAGATGCACAAATCGAGCGATGAGGTCATCAGCCTCCGCAGTTGCGTCACGCAGAACACTGACATTGGTCTTTTCACGTAGAAATGTAGTAAACAATTCATACGTTTCCCAGAACATCTTATTTTCTTCCTGTTCCGTCTCCGTCAATGCTTGAGCTACAACAGTACGATTGGCTTTATAAGGTTTGTAATGATCTTTCCGCCACGAGCGGCCTTCGAGGCAAAAGACAACGTGGTCGATTCCAAATTTACGAACAGCCTGATTAACAGACGATAGCGTAAGATGTAGTGCCATTCCGATCTTTTCCCAAGTATCACTGTTGCGTGATGCAACGTGTCGGGCACGGAAGAACGTATTTGCTGTATCGATTAGGGCATACTTCATTAAAACTCCAAAGTCTATGAAAAACTATTATACATTAAACCATAATTAAAGTCAATCTTTTTCTAACTTACCTCAGTTCTACCATTACCCAAATCCCTACTCCTAATCACCCGAACATCTCGGTTATCGGGATCAGCTTGATTTTGTTCGTAGATTTCTAAAGCAATATTCCTGCAGACCGTCTGAAACCAACGGTCCACGATAACCGTATCAGCATCATCATCACGCATCTTGTATCCGGCTTTGATTAGATTCAACAAAAATTTGTCATTCCAATCCAACTCAAATGACCCGTTATTAATATCAGTTGGGTCGATTTCTACTTTAAGTATGTTGATATATGGTTGGTTGTTGAGTGTGGCGGTTTCTTTAGCAGTTGGCGGTGGAGGTTCAACCTTTTGAGGACGAGGCTTCCGTGGTTTCTTCTCCTTTACTACTGCAACGGGTGGAATATCTACAGGAGGGGGTGTTTCGGGTTCAGATGTAAACCATTTTTTAAATTTATTAAGCATTAATTGTTCCTTGATTTTTAGTATATCTATCATAGAGTTGACGAGACCCTAAGTTTTTAGATTTGCACTCACACATTATATCAAATTCCTCTAGAAATGTCAATGCCCAATCATTAACTGCGTCTGACCACAGATAGTTACTATGGGCTCTGAGCTTTTGTTTCTTGTGTCCAGAAGCTAGTAGAGTGGCAAGATCGGGGCGCTGGTCTCCGGGAAAATCTCCGAGTACGTCTTCGCGAGATACACTGTAATGCATAGTAGGACGCTTACCTCGCCAACTATCAACAATCCTTTTAATACGGTCATCAGATGCTTCAATATATTCTCCTGTGTGTACCCAATGGTGATGCACATCTAACACCAAAGCGAGATCGTGTGCCAATTCGAGGCTAGAGTCGATTCCCCAGGTGAGTTCGTCATTTTCGATAGTAATACAGTTTCTCGCCTCTGGTGAGAGACGTTGAAGTGCGGCTTTAATACCGGCTGGACCTTCTCGACCTGATATGTGTACGTTGATTTTAAAGTCTTGGAAAGTCTTGCCGTATCCCAACCACCTGACCATATCTGCATGATATTCAAATTCCTCTATACTCTTATTTACTACTTCTTCGCGGCTACTCGCAAGAACTGTGAATTGTCCAGGATGAAATGATAAACGCACATCATTTGCTCGGGCTGTTTCACCAATAGGAGCAAACCAATCAGCTAACATCTTTTGAATATCAGTAGATTGCCAAAAAGGTTTCCAATCCTCGTGAGTATAAAATGAAAGCATATCGCTGGTCAATCTAACCATGCGCAATTCAGGATCTAGTGAGCCTATTTTCTTAACTAGATTGTGCGTGTTAAGAATGTTGCGTTTGGCTATATCAAACACCCGTTCTTCGGCAATAGCACGTTTGTTTCTAGTTGCCCAGGCAAGAGTCGTGCCACCAGTAGTCATTTCGGGTACACTAGAAACTTCGCCCTTCTGGTTGAGTGCACTGAACTTGCAGGCAAAGCCAATGCGCTTGATAGATGTATTTGTCAAGGTAAATATACGTAGTGATAAATAAGAACTGCAAGTATACTACCTTTTTGCGTACTTGTCAACTATTATGGATAACAAATGAAAATACTATTGGTAATATTAAGTCTACTTATGTTAGCTGGCTGTCAACCAGCCAAACAAGCTACGTTAACTTCGGCCACCACAACAACCTTTAAACCTACATTTGAAGCAGATTATAACAACTGCGGCAATATGCCAGTGACCAGTGCCAACTCTGTTACATTTGGTTCCGGTAGTGACTGCAATGCAGGCCGAGTTGTATCTGCTAAAGGTTACAAAAATATCACACAAATTCGCGCTACAGTGGATTTGAGTAAATTGAACAGTAATTTTGTGGTCAGTACATTCTACATGGTTTCAAACCCAACTAATCCCAGCTTGCAACCCAAAGGCGCAAACTACTGTGATGCAGGCGGTACACACAATGAATGGAATTGTCAAGAGATTGATTTTTTCGAAGCTAACAAAAATGTAGTGTTGCAACACACTATGCATCTGGGTGATGGCGGTAGTAATGCTCCACAGCGGTTTGAGTTCAGCTATACCAGCAGTACAGATGTCTGCTATCCAAACTTAGTGGATAGTCCAAGTACCGGTCTACATAAATGGAATGGGCTTGATGTCAGTAAACCAGTACAAATGATAGTGGATTTTACCACTACCGCGATGAAAGTCACCTTTACTCAATCGTCAGTTAGCGTAGTGGTGTACGATTCTAGCGTTGGAACAGGTTATTCAGGTAGCGGAACACTAGACACTAGCAAGCTTGCATCCAGCATGGCCAATGGGTATTGGCTAACGTTGAGTATGTGGCAGTGGGATAGTTCAAAACAATCAGGTGCACCGTGGGCACCGGGTACAACACAAGGTTTTTATAATTGGACTAACCCACCATGTGGCTGGGGCACTCTTTGCAGCAAAGCAGGATCTTATTTTGGCGTGACTAACATTGAAGTTGATGCTGCCGGTGAAATCTAACAAAAGAATTCAGACCTTCAACAACTCTTCTATGGTGTATAGGTTTTTCATATAGGGTGACACATCTTCTAGCACACTAGATTCAATGTCACCTTTTCTTCTGGGGC